ACCCGGTAAACTCAGTCGCAGGACTGATGGTGGCCCACAGCAGGTTAACGCAGACATGACCGGCATGGATTACGGCGACAACCAAGACTTTAATGATATGCAAGCAAGCGCACCTATGGCCGCATCCCCACAGGTGCGTGTGGCGCGTCCTTCCGCCGGTTCCCCTTCAGGGATACCGACTGGCGGGAATCCTCTTTTTAGTAAGACTCAACGCCCCAACGAACCAGTAACAGCGGGTGCAAACTTTGGTCCGGGTGCCGGTGCGGCAGCAGCACCCCCATCTTACAGCGCACGGGCGGCGGAGGATCTTGAGAACCTGAAGAGGTATCTCCCTGACTTGATGCAGGCGGCAACGTTTACTGACGCGCCAGAGAGTTTCAAGTCTCTCGTGAACTACTTGAGAAACGTTTAATGGCGGTTAAGCAGCCGAAGTGGCGAGAGGAATCTTTTCTTGATTACTTTAACGAGGCTGCCACTCAACTAGGCTACGACAATCTAACCCTAGCGTGGGGTCTTGCGTCTTCAAACTGGGCCTCTAAAGAGGACCTTAATTCTTTCCTTAAATCTTTGAAAAATACGGAGGCAAATTAATGGCAGGACCCGGTGATCGTTTAGACCGTGACCCTGAAGCCTCTCAAAATAAGTCATGGTTTTCCACGTGGTGGGAGGGGCAGCAGGAAGAACTTTCGGTAGTAACGGAAGAACTATCTGAGAACCCTATCCTTGGGCCAGTTGGAAGTTTCCTGTCGGGTGCCAAGAAAGCACTTCGTCCCGGCTTGGGGTCCCCCCTTAGTAGTGGTATCCGTGGCATGGATGTAGTATCCCAAGGCGGAACTTGGTCCCTGCAAGACCAAGAGGATTACACGCAAAGGTCTAAAGAAAACTCCATCATTCCCGGCGGAGGAGCCGGAATCATCGGAGGACCACTTATGTTCGGCTTAGTCGTTGCTGACAAAGTATGGTCTAATGGTGTAGCACGCCCAGCGTCTACAGCCTTCCTTGCAAACAGAAGAATTAATGACAACGGCTGGGAATGGGACGTTCTAAGGAAGTCATGGAACCGAAGCGAAAAGGTTTCTTTAGGTCAAGCCGCACTACCTAGAGAACTTGTTTCGATGTTTAGTGACATTGAAGATTACGATCCGTGGAGCGACTACGACCTATCTGACCTTGCGAACAACCCTGTCTTCAACATCATTAGCGGTTCTACCGATGGTGCGTTAAACATCATGGCAGGTCCGGCTCTAAAGGTTGCGCGCGTTGCCGCCATATCTAAGACGTTCGGAGGGACCACTGTCAAAAGCGCAGCGGATCTTGCGCGGTACCGTTCTGACTATGTTGACCACGCTAGATACTTGCGCCAAGGCGAAGACCTAGATGAGGGGGTTTTCCCCCGTGTTCTCGCTGAGGGCGATCAAGAACTCATTGATTCTGGAGCAAGAACAACATATGGTGAAGCGATCTTTGACATTGCTCAAGAGACAAGACCAGAAGTGCTCCTCCTAAATCCTGTTGTTGCGAACTCTCACAACCTAAACAAAGCAGACTTCGCTGACATTCTTGCGGAAACGAAAGATCCTAACACTATCAACAACATTGTTCTTGCTTCACGCGGTGACGAACTGGCAGTGAAGGAACTGGTTGACGCTGCTGACCCCGCTGTGTGGCGGCTCGCAGACATGAATAGTAGCATTCAGGCTAACGCTGTCGCAGGCAACCGTTACGCACCTACTGGTGCCGCGTTGGCTAAAGTCAATGAGATATTTGACAACCAGTTGAAGATGGGTGATCCCGATAAGGTCGCGTACTTCGCTAAGTTGCAGGAAATGTTTACTGACCCCGCAGGGCAGATGCGCGGTTCAGCGGACTGGATGCCTTCCAAGAGATTCATTATAGAGAAGATCCGTGGCGGTCAACGTAAGAGGCAGTACGCAGTTCAGTACGCCGACTATAGTGATGCACCTCAATGGATTAAAGTAAGCAGCGAGAGTGGTCTTGGCAAGCCAGTGACTTCTTTCATGCAGTGGGTTGGTGGGCGGAAGCCCCTCGGCTTGGTTAGCCGTTCCGGTGCTAGGCCGAACGAGTTGGCGACAGAGTTTGAAGGCATAATGAACTCTATCCCGGAATTTCGTGGAACGAAAACGGTACCAGTTATTGCTGATGATGGTGTAACTATTGTTGAGGCATCTGCTTCAGGGTGGCGGAAGAGTCAGTTCGCAAAGATCCAAGCCATCACGGATGACACTAAACTTGAAGCGGCTTGGCGTGAAATGGAAGACGAGACGCTTGCCGTTTTGGCTAGGATAGAGGGCGTTGACTTTGAGGATGCGAAAGAGTTAGTACGGGCCATTCGTGAGCAATCGGAAAAGTTTGTTGATGACATGAACCGGAATCAAGGTTACATCTTCGATGAAGGATCTGAACGAATCCTGATAGATCCCGTTTCGCAACGCCAGTTCTTGAGTAGTTTCACTACCGTCAACATGGGTGAGGTTCGGAACGCGCTCATAATAAACAAGAACAGTCTCCAAGGTATCGCCACCAAGGGAACTACTTTGGGTACTTCCGCTTTCGACTTAGGGATGAAGTTCTTTCGTACAGATGTTTTGTTCCGCTTGGGTTATATGCCCAAGAATGCAATGCTTGAACCGCTAACAGCGTCCCTCATAGCACACGGAAGCATCCTTGCTGACGACGGAATGTTTGCTACCGTTGGTCGCTTCACGAAGAACCGTTCAAACATGGCTCGCTCTTTAGCGTACCGTTCTGACATTGTTGAGAGGGTCAAGAAAGCGATCCCCGGCGTAGACAGTGCAACGATTAAAGAACTCCAGAAAGAGATGAATGCGCTGGCTCAGCAACGAGCAGCGACTCAAAGAAACATTGATCTTTTGGTTAGTGACATGGACTCCATTGACGGTCAGTTTACTTCTCCCGGTTTGCAGGAGAGCCAACGGATAGAGATCGCTTCACGGCTGGGCGAAGCCCGGAGACAGATGGAAGCCACTGAAATCGGGATGGATCAGATCACTCCCGAGTGGAGACAGATCCCTCAGCCTATCACGGTGGAGGAGTTGGCTCGCCGTAAACGTGAGTACGCCGCTATCATTGGCAGGGATACTGACTACTCGAAAGAGTTGCAGGATGAGATTAACGGCATCTACTTGTTGCGGGCAGAAACTGCTGGGGCGGAGCGTCTTAATTTAGATGTACGCATAGAAAATCTTAAGCACGATATTGATATTCTGGAAGATGAGAGAGTTTTTCTTGCGGAAGAGTATCAGAATACTTTAGGTGTCTCCGAGATTGGTGCCCAACGGGCAGCCGGTCGTCCCGCCGGGGAAAGAATTGATCCGACTACTGTACACCCAGATCTCAGCAAGACCATGCCAAATACCAAGAACACTGGTCTCGCTGAAATTGCTTGGGTTGAAAGAATTCTTGAAGACGTGAAACTGTCTCCTGCTCAAAGGAAGCGAGCGGCAGAACTCGGTCAGGAATGGAAAGAAGCGGGTTCGATAGACCGGCCTCTTGTTGTCATGTGGGATAGTGCACAGAATAAAATTTACGTAGACCCGAAGGCTCGCGGATTTGGGGAAGCGAACGACACTATCGTTGAACTTGCCGCCATGAAGGCTGCCGGTTTCAATAGCGTACCTGTGACTATCGTTACACGAAAGATACCCAAGGGGATCGAAGGCATCGAGTTGCCTGCGGGTAAATGGCTTAACGACAATCCCGGGACGGGTGGCAGTAGGCGTGCCACGCCCAGAGGGATGCACCCGAATGATGTCTTTCCAAGGCAGTATGGTGCTCTTGAAGATGGTCGCGTAGTTGGTAAGCCCACTAGCCCTAGCAGAGCCAATGATTTTGATGGCGATCTTGCGCGGGGACGTGATTTAAACGCATACCGTAACGAACGTCAACGTAAAAGTGTTGAAGCCGAGTTGGCTAGGGAAGAAGAAAAAGCCAGAGGGCTCAAGACCCCTAAAGAAATGACATTCGACGATGTCACTCCATCCCTGACAAGAGGCGAAGCGGCGCGGGTCAATCGCAACAATGAGATTATTGCGCGCATAAGCGACCGCGAGAATCTTCCACTTAAGACGAAGGCTGAAGTGGAAGTGATGATTACTCGTCTGGATGGCATCGAAGAAGAGATCCGCTTGGCGAACCTAACTCTTGACGAACCAGTTTCTAAACTTCTTGACAGTAGAGAGGTGATCGTTCAAGAGATTCAGGACAGGATGGCGGAACTAAGTCCCCAGTTGGGTTCTAGGTTGAAGAAGATCGAAGATGTTTCTGGGAAACTTAACTGGGAAGGTTCCGACGAAGGCTACATTACTGTAATGGTTGGCGGGAAAAAAATAAGCATCCCTGCCGCTTTCAATAATGAGGGTTACAACATGGGTGCGGGTTATCGTGCTGAGGCTTCAGCGGCTCTCACATCCCGCGCGACTTGGGACCCTTCTAGTAGTGCCACTGGGCTTAAGGGCCATTGGGCTCGTACGGGTAACGTGAAGGACTTGGCACCCCACGAGGATGGTTACTGGGAAGAACTAGCATACGTAATTAAGGCCCATTTTCGCGGGGATAGGTTTATCCAAAAGATCCTTGAGGGCGAGACGGACGAGAATTTGATGCTGTGGATTAGGTCACAGGAAGGTGTCGCGTACCAAAAGTCAATGGGTAAAGAATACTTAGTGACGGAGACTTCCTACATTAACAACACTAAGGTTGTTGCGGACCGGGTTCAAGAAATGCGTACTGTTATAAGGTTGGTTAAACAGTACATCCCTGATGAGAAGGTGCGCAAGCGTGCCGCCGCTGGGGAACTAGGTCCAGCCGATTTGCAGAAGTCAATGGGTGGTCGTAGTGATCTTAGTCACGTTGTTGGTAAGGAACTGCAGGCTTCCGGCTTAGGCCCGTTGAAGCAGGGTGCCGCCTCTGCCAGCAAGGTCCTTGATAATGTTTGGCAGTGGATTGCTACGATGCCTGAGGATCGTCTTGCCCGCTGGCCTTTCTATGGCAGAGAGTTCCAGATTCAGATGCAGCGCATGATTGATGTGCGTGAGGGTATTGACGGCACAACGATAGCGTTAGAGGCTATCCCTGCTTTGCGTCAGGCCGCTCACCGCATGACTCTTGACGAGTTGGAAAAGACTTTCTACAATATTCGACGTTACAACAATGCCGTGTACATGTCTCGTTTCCTTCTAGGTTTCCCCGGTGCCATGTTCAACTCGGTGTACCGTTACGGTAGATTTGCTGTGAAGGAACCTGAAAGGTTGACCGCTATCGGTAACGTTATCGGGTCTGGCGTAGCAACGTTTGGTGTGGACGAAGAAGGCAATAAGGTTGATAGTATTAGCGAAGCCGTATATCTTGTGGTTCCGGGTACAGTCAATAAGGACCGCCCCGAGGGCATCAGGGTCCCAGTCAATTTCATGAACTCTATTGCTGTGGGGGCACCTTCCCCGTCATATGGCGCGGCAGTGGCGGTCAGTGCCGTGTATAAACTTAACCCCGCTAGCGAGCAGGCGTTAAAAGACTTAATGGGTGAAGAGAACTATGACCTAATGTTTCCTTATGGGGTCCAAGCGAACCCTGCGGCTAACATACTTTCAAGTTACCAGAAAAGTTTTCTTTCTGCTTGGAAAGAGTTCGATGATGAGGCTTTCCTTAAGGCTTCCGTGAATATTCACGCCCATGAAATGGCTCAGTGGGAGAAGAACGGTTCAGACCCCGAGGCGATGCCAGATTACAAGCAGTCCAAGCAGGACACGAGAAACTTCTTCCTCTTTAAGATGGGTTTCAAGTTTGCTGATTCTTTCAGCACGCAGGTTCCTAACGTTACGCGGGTTCCGGGACAGTTCATGCGGGATAAGTATCGCATGTTGAAGGAAAGTTACCCTCAAGATCAGGCAGGTCGTGAGGCGGCTGATGTGGCTTTCATTGCCAAGTATGGCGAGTGGGCTGAGTGGTACACGAAGTCTACAACTAACAGTCGCGTCTACGTTCCTAGCACGCAGGAGGCTTTCAAACGCTTGTGGAAGGATAACGCTGGCCTGACGGAGCAGTTGGTTGCGATGAACCCTAAAGATATTACGATGGTTGGTTTGCTTGCGACAGGTACTGATACTGGGGATTTCTCAAATAGCGTTTACAACTATTTGAAGGATAACCCGCTGCCGGGTGACACTAAACCTATCTCCGAGAAGATGACTCCTTTACAGTTCGCGGCAAGCGTCAAGGTTGAGGAGGGTTACGCTGCTAAGAAGAGAAGCAAAGCCCTTCTAGATGCCGAGTTGGTTCGCTTGAGAACCCTCCGAGATGCCGCCACGACGAGCATGCCGGACAGGGAAATGTATCGTGAAGACATAGTGACGATGACTGACGCTTACAATCTCTGGCTTGATGATTTGAAGGGAAGCAATGAAGAGTTTGCTGCTTCTCAAACCAGTATCCAGATCAGGAAGAGGTCCGAGTCTGCTGCTTTGTATCTGAAAAAGATTCTAGATAACGACAAGTTTATGAGTTCTGTCAAGGACGATCCTACTTGGGAAAACTTCGGTTTCCTTCTTCGGGCTCGTACGACCTTGAAAGAGGCGTTGGCGTTGCCTGACTTGGAGGACGAAGCGAAAGACACTGTGATTATAGAGTATCTTACTTATGTTCGGGACAACTTGTCCACTGACCCTGACTTCGATGGTGTTTGGGAGCGGTACTTCTCTGAAGAGTTTGAAGTCAAAGGCGAAGAATTGGAGACAGAGTAATGGTATTTTATACTGGTGGTAATAAGACACCTAGTATGGCGAGGACTCACGAGCATGGCAAGGAAGGGACGGAGAGTCGGCCCGGGGACTTCGATCCTGACAGCATCAAGAATCTGAATAAGCCGAGCGACACCGTGACGCTAGATGACGGTTCGGTAATGACGGTGACCCCTGACCAGAAGCGCACTCCTGAAGGTGAACCGGCTAGCGTTTGGATGCCGGACTACACAAGACGGAATCAGGGAACGCGACGCTACAACGCTGACCGTGGCGGTGGCTACCTGCAGGGTGTCATTAATCCTAACGAGTCTGCTTTTGATGCACAGTTGTTCAACAACCTTTCTAAGGCTGAGGCATTATCGGAGTGGGATACTTCGACTGGTTATTTGAGCCCTGAACTTAAGGCTTCGATTGAGGCTTTCGCTAAAGAGAGTGGCACTTCTTCCAGTAGCGGTAGAGGGTTGTGGGTGAAGGCAATCAACGGTTCTTACGCCCAGTCGAGGAAGGGAAACAGGGTTTCTCCTTTCGAGATCATCCAAGGGATGGTGACCGAGTTTGATAGTAAAGGTCCCGGTAGGGGCAGTGAGACTTTAGGGGGAAGGTCCGCTTACGCTGGCCCTGTCCAGTCGAACGTCAGTTCGATCATGGCTGATGAGGACATTCCAAGAACTTTGAATGAGTTCGCAACGGAAATGCTTGGTCGTAATCTTACTGAGAAAGAGATGAACAAGTACACTAAAAAGTTTAAGAAGCAAGATAGGGAGAATGAGCAGATCTCACTTCGCACCCCTAACGGTCCTGCTCAGTCTAGCACAGTGACTCAGGAGAAGGTGACGCGGGACACTATCGCTAGGAACATTATGCAGGAGAATCCGGCGTACGCGGATCAAACCATCAACACTGACGTTCTCGATATTTTTGCTAAAAGGTTAGGTATTTAATATGGCAGACGACTGGAAGTTAAAAAAAGATGGTGGCAAGGTACTCAAGGATAAAGACTTTGGTGGGTCTGCCAACGAGGCACTGACTGAAGCGGATAGGGACGCTACTACCGCAAGGTACTCGTACATTTTCTACTTGGTTCAGAAGTATCCTGAGTTGCAGGGCTTCTTGGATGAGGTCACGAGCACGATCAACAATAGTGCGACTGGTGTTATTACTGAGGCTGAAGTTGCTCAGATAACTAAAAGGTACGATTACTTCACTCGTCTTGATTCGGAGCAGCAAGCCTCTGAGAATCAGATGGCGGAAGATGCGTTAAACAACACTTCTATTTATGAAGATTCTATTCAGGGACTCCGGTCTAAGATTGGTGCGGATGCCCTTTCTAAGGGCATAACTCTTGATGAAGACCAGTTGGATAAGTTGGCGAGACTTGCCAAGTACGAGAACTTTACTCCTGATGAGATTAATACTTCTCTTCGTGGTGTCGCTCAGATTGATGGCACCAAGGATCTTACGGGTACTGCAGGGGATTACTTGCAGGCTTTGTCGCAGTGGTCGGCAAAGAATGGTCTGCAGATCCCTCCCGATTCTTTGAATCGTCTTCTCACTGCTGGTGCTTTCGGTGACCAGACTCTTGAGGACATGAAGGCTGAGTTGCGTGTCAAGTACTTGGCTGGTTCGTTTCCGGGTTGGGAGAAGGAGATTCGTGCTGGGGCTGACCCGTATGATCTTGCTGCTCCTTACCGTGCGACGCTTGCGAACATGCTTGAGTTGAGTGAGCAGGATATTTCTTTTGATGATGATCTTCTTAGTCAGGCTATGCAGTCAAATATGACTATCACTGATTTGAAGCGGGAGGCCCGTAAGGACCCTCGCTGGGATAAGACGGAGAATGCTTTGAAGGCTGCAACTGATGCTGGGTCTAATATCCTTACTATGTTTGGGTTGAGGTGATTTGAGTGGCTATACAACAATGGCGTAAGGACATGAACGCTGCTCTTGGTGTCGCGGAAGCGGAAAGGGCCGCTGGCAATACTGCGGCTGCTATTGCTGCTGCTAATAATGCCATGAGTTTTTCTCGAACTTCGGCTTCTTCCACGGCTGTACATAAGGCTCGTCAAAACATTTACAACACCACTCCGGCTACTGCCCCAACTGTTGAACCAGAGACCGGACCCGGAGGAGCCGGTCCTTCCGCTGAGGACGCATACTGGGCGGATAAGGCTGCACGGGAGTCTACTGCCGCGAATGCGGCGGAAGCGCGAAGAGTTAAGGCTGCTTCCGATAAACTTGAGGGAGAAAGAACGTCGGCTAGAGGGTACCTCAACACGCTGCTCAGCGAGTACAACATGCAGTCTCTTGCCGGTAGCGTGTGGGGTTTGGTTCAACAGTCAACCAACAACGACTGGCTCATGGAGCAGGTCCGCCTAACAAGCGACTACAAGGCTCGTTTCAAAGGTCTCCTCACTTTGCGTGGTCGTGGAAACACGGACATTCGTAACGAGGCAGAGTACCTAGATCTTGAGACTGACTACCGTAGTGCCTTCAACGAGGCTGGTCTACGCGACTACCTTGGTACTGATGGTAGCCAGAGTGAGTATGATTCTATCGCTGAACTTGTGGGTGACTACAGTGTTTCCGTTGAAGAAGTAAAGGCTCGCATTGGTGACGCTCAGCGTATTGTTGCTGATACTCCTCAAGAGGTGCGGGACTCACTGCAGAAGTTTTACAACATTGATCCTACACTGCTGGTTGAGTACACTCTTGATCCGACACGTAGCCAGAACAAAATCAACTCGGTGGCTAACGCAGCCGTCGTTGGTGGTTACGGTACGAGGGCTGGTCTTGACTTGGATGTTACTGGTGCGGAACTTGTCGGTAACCTTGCTGGTGATGCGGATATCAGGTTGGAGTCTTTGAACAGGAACCTCGTGCAGGGTGCAACCCTGCGGGATGCCACTAAGCGTCTGGCTAACATTGACAAGATGGAACTGTCTGACAGTGAAGCGTTGACTGCATCTATGGATGCTGACGCTACAGCCAAGAAGAAGGTGACTGGTTTGCAGTCTCGTGAACGTGCCCGCTTCGGTGGTGCTGGTGCTTTCGGTCCTGACGCGTTGAAGAGTCTCAAGAAAATATAACTGAATAAGGGGCATGAATGGAAAGCCTCGCTAATAAATCCCCATGTGGGACCTAGCGGGAGACGAGAGTTCGATCCTCTCCATGTCCACCATCACTACGACCCATCGGCCCGTAGGATGTATGAAGTCCGATAGTCACAGCCTCTGTCACCTTCCCCTAGGTGGCAGTGTGGGTGGCGATAACCTATCAATGAATAGTAAGGGAGTAAATAATGTCTGATTTCGATTGGGACGACGACGATACAGAGAACGCAGGGAATGAAAGTACTGGCATGAAAGAGTTACGTAAGGCACTCCGCGCGGAGCAGAAGCGTAACAAAGAAATGTCCGGTAAGTTAGATGAAATGCAGAACATGTCTCGTGATCGTACTGTCAAAGATATTATTTCATCGAAGGGTCTACCTGATAAGATTATCAAACTGATCCCTTCTGATGTGACATCCCCTGAGGATGTGGAAAGTTGGGTTGCAGAGTACGCCGATATTTTCGGTGCCTCTACTCCTTCTAACCAAAATCAGGAACCAGCGGTTGATGCCGCAGACATGAAGGCGTTGCAGAGAATCTCTGACACGCAGTCATCTGGACAAACATTCGACGGTGACTTCGACCAACTGGATGCTCGCATCCGGGCAGCGTCGTCACCTGAGGAACTGAACAAGGTCTTGTTCGGCAACGCGCATGGACCGCAGGTTGTTTGATTCATAAAACATTCAATTAAACATATTCACTTTGGAGGTGAAATCGCAAAATGACTGACGCTTATACAGGTACAACCGCTATGTCCAACTTGGTCAAGGCGGCCTACGATCGCTATGTAGAGTTTGCTCTACGTTCACAGCCTTTGTTCCGCAACCTTGCGGACAAGCGCCCCGTTCAGCAAGCAATGCCCGGTTCCAGCGTAGTATTTTCGCTGTATCAGGACATGGCTGCTGCTACTAGCACTCTCACTGAGGCGACTGACCCGGATGCTGTTGCTGTAAGCAACACAACCAATGTCACTGTCACTCTTAATGAGTACGGCAACGTTGTTCTTGAAACCAAGAAACTAGGGGAATTCGCGTTCTCTGACGTTGACCCTGCTATCGCTAACCTTGTTGCATACAACATGGCTGACTCTATTGATCGGGTTGTTGTTAGCACTCTTATCGGTGGAACGAACGTGTACTACGGTGGAGATGCTACTGATACGGATGAAATCGTTGCAGCAGATGTTCTTACCGGAGCATTGATTCGCAAGTCTGTTTCAAAGATGCGTTCAGGTAATTCGGTTCCTCGTGAAGGAATGCTGTACGCAGCATACATGCACCCTGAGGTTGCATATGACCTTCGTGCGGAGACTGGTGCGTTGTCCTTCGAGGACATCCGCAAGTACACCGATCCTAATGTTGGTAACGTCCTTAACGCCACGACTGGTGTTTATGGTGGAGCGTACGTTGTGGAGACACCACGGGCGTACACCGCTACGGATGGTGCTGCTTCCGCTAAGGTATACCGTACGATCATCGCTGGTCAGCAAGCACTCGCTGAGGCGACTGCTGTTGAGCCCGGTATCGTTCAGGGTCCGATTGTGGACAAGTTGATGCGCGCACGGCCTCTTGGATGGTACAGCCTGCAAGGCTGGGCTATTTACCGTCAAGATTCTTTGTACCGTATTGAGTCATCTTCAAGCATTGCGTAAGTGATGTTCGGGGGGCATCCGTGAGGGTGTCCCCCTACCCAATCTTATTGAAACTATTTTAAGGATCTTGCTGTGGCTGATAACCTTCCTGACACTATTGAGAATGAACTTCTTGATGCCCTTGTCGGTACTTCTACTTATAGTATTACTGGCGCAACTAAACTTCGACTAATGACCGCTAATGGTAACGATGCTTCTGCTGGTACTGAAGTTACTGGTGGTTCGTACGTTGCTCAAACTATTACTTTTACTTCTGCCGCTTCGGGTGCTATCGAGAATGACAGCGCGTTGTCGTTCACTGGGATGCCTGCCGTAACCGTGGTTGGTATTGAGGTTTATGATTCTGCCGGTACGGCTAAGCGTCTACTTTATGGGGCTTTGACTTCTTCCCGTACGGTGACTGCTGGTGACACTGTGCAGTTCGCTTCAGGTGCGATTGATATTACTCTGTCGTAATGTTTGACATTACAGAGGGTATTGTTGACGGGCTGGGGTTCCCCCAGTTCTTTGACGGTGCGGCTGCTTTTACTGCCGCATCGGATATGGTGAGTGCTGCTAACATTACGGCTCTTGCTACGTCTTCTTTGTCTGCTTCTTCTGCAATGTCTAGTTCGGCAGTTATCCTTGTTCAGGGTGCTTCTGCGTTGTCTGCTGAGGTAACTTTAACAATTACTACCACAGTGGTTAATGCTGCTGCTAGTCTTGTTGCGGGGCAGTCAAACATGACAGCCACCTCAAGTTTCCTCTTTGACGGTTCAGCGTCAATGTCCGCTAGCGTGGATTTGAGCGCGTCTGAGGTGCTTGTAAGGTACTTGGTACCTAGAACCCTCACAGGTACCCTAACCCTCTCAGCAGCCCTGTATGAGCCGTTAAACGTGCTTGTGCTGCCTGTTGTGCAGTACACGTACACTGAGGACAGGCTGTTGAGGCGATACAGCATAAACTCAGGTCAATCCCTACTCATCAACGGGACTACAGGGGTCATTCAAGACTTCGTAGCCCAAGAGGACACCCTCAATGCTGACTACTATTTTGCTGGCGGTCATCGCTACGTTCTGGATACGGCAGAAGTTGCGGCTGTAACAAACTCGGGACACGGCGACCTTATCACTATCGAAACCCTTTAAGGAACAGTATGAACTGTCGAACTGGATGCAAAACCAAGGATCATGCGACGTACGGGCAATGCCTGTCCGCCGCTAACGTTCGTGTCGCTGCAACCATGAACAACCCTTTCTCTGGCGATGTCAAGAAGGAACTGTCCGCATACCGGACGGCTAGGGTTAATGGTATCCAACCTGAAGGAACAACGATCACTAAGGTTCGTGAAGCGGAACGCGCCTCAACCTTACTTGGTCGCCCTTACAACGCTGACGTTGATCCTCCCGCTAACATGGTTGTGAACAAGAACGCGGCACGATTTATGAATGCGAGTTAATTGTGACCACATTTGATGAAATGATTGACGACACCCTCCTACACCTACAAGGGTACACTACCCAGCAGGATCAGGTAACCCACCTTACTTCTAGTGTGACAGCCGACGACACCTCAATGGTGATCTCGGACGTGTCAGCGATCTCTCGCGGGATCGCAGAAATAGGCAACGAACTCGTGTGGATTGACACGGTAGACCAGTCAACTGGGACACTCACCATTCCACCTTACGGTCGCGGCTACCGTTCATCCACTGCAGCGATACACGCCAGTGGTTCAATGGTCACGTCGTCACCAATGTTCCCCCGCAAAATGGTTGCTCAAGCAATCAACGACACGGTTAAAGCCGTGTACCCTGACCTGTTCGCTGTGGGTTCCACTGAAATAGACTTCTCCCCAGCAGTAACCACATACTCCATGCCCAGCGGGGCACTTGACGTGCTCCAAGTAGCATGGAAAACTACTGGCCCTTCTAAGGAATGGCTACCTGTTCGCAGGTTCCGCGTAGACAAGCATGCTTCTACGGACGTTTACGCTACGGGTGTTTCCGTGAGCGTGTACGATTCCGTGGTTCCGGGTCGCCCAATGAAGTTCGTGTTCACGAAAGAACCTACACCTTTAGTTAACGACAGTGACGTGTTCACTACAGTAACAGGGTTGCCTGCTTCTACGCAGGATCTTGTTCGTTTCGGTGCAGCCTACCGGCTGGTCCCATTCTTTGATTCCGCTCAACTGTCCGGTCAGTCTGCACAAGCAGACTTCTCCGCGACACAGCGACCTGCTGGTTCGTCCAGTGCACTGTCCCGTTTCCTTCTGCAAATGTATCAGGTTCGTCTTGCTGAAGAAATCAAAAGTTTACAATCCTCGTTCCCCGTCCGTTCGTACTACACCCGATAGAAGGAATAAAATATGGCTAGAAGGTATTACTCCAGTATAGCAGCGAAGACTACTCTCACTGCTGACATTAGCAGCGGTGCTGTTACTATGGGGGTTACGGCTGTTGTCGGTTGGCCCGCAACGTTCCCGTACACGCTCATACTTGACGTGGACACGGTAACTGAAGAGGTCGTCACGGTGACGGGTCGTTCCGGCACCACGATCACTATTACTCGCGCATCGGATGGCACTACCGCCTCGGCACATAGTGCCGGTGGCACGGTACAGCATGGTGTGTCTGCCCGTGACTTCGATGAACCTAACGCTTTCATCAACGGTACTGGTTTTGTTTCTCCAACTCTTGCTGACGCCAAGGGCGACTTGATTGTTGCTACCGCCGACGACACGCTGGCGCGTCTCGCTGTGGGAACGGACGATTATGTTTTGACGGCTGATAGTGCTGAGGCTACTAATGTGAAGTGGGCTGCTGTTCCCGCTGACGCGACGAAGTCCGACAAGAATGTCACACAAAACACGCAAACAGGTACGACGTACACGTTCGTGCTTGCCGACGTGGGTAAGATTGTTACTGCTTCAAACGCTTCCGCGCAAACGTACACGGTGCCTCCGCAAGCGGATGTGGTGTGGCTTACTGGTGCTGTGTTGGACATCCTGAACCTCGGCGCTGGTACGGTGACGATTGCGGCTGGTGCCGGTGTGACGATCAACGGTGAACCACTTACTCTTGAGACGTCAAAGGGGGGAAGTCTAGTCCGAACAGCATCAAACGTATGGACGTTCATCCCTTTCTCCGCTGGCGGCGTTGATAACGCGGACTTTAGTAACGCGGCGACCGGCACATACACGTCAGGCGGCATAAATTACAAGTACATTAGGTTCACTGGTAGCGGTTCCCTTGTTGTGGATCAGGCCGGGTTCGCTCGGATACTTTGCGTGGGTGGCGGTGGTGGCGGCGCGGGTGGCCCTTCATCTTCTTC